CTGACTGCTCTTGAATAGCTTTCTGCATAGCTAATGCTTCAGGTGTACCACCGTATGCAGCTGTCTGTGTACCTAAACGACCTTGTGCAGCTAATCTATTCTCTAACTCTAATTGTGCTCTTTGAAGTTCAGGAGCTTGTGCAGCTTGCATCTGAGCATATAAAGACTCAGCTGTAGGTAAACCTTGACCTAATGTACTTCCTGCTTGTCCTAGTGCTTGTGTAGCTAATCCTTGATAAGCTGAAGGGTCTATAGTAGCCCCTGCACCCATCTGTGCTTGCTGTAACAAACTATCTTGAATAGCCTGTGGAGTAGCTCCTAGAGTTTGTGTTAAAGCACCACCTGCACCTATCTCTGTACCACCTGTAGAAGTACGAACAGCAAAAGGACTAAATGCTGCTTTCTCTGCTGCAACCTGTCCTAGTTGGTTAGCTGCTGGTACAAACGTATCTGCAATACCTTGAATGTCACTCATGACACCAGCAGTAGCTTCATAAGGAATATAAGCAGATGCTAACTGAGCACCTCCTGATAATAATCCACCTAAATCAACAGCCATTAGTATGACCCTCCATCAATAGTATCAGCAGTAATAGTGCCTGTAATGTTTAAAGTTGGTGCAGTAACAGTTCCTGTAAAAGTAGGAGAAGCTGTGTTAGCTTTAGTAGCTACTGCTGTAGCAATGTTGTTATACTCTGAGTCAATCTCAGAACCTTTAATAATCTTAGCAGGATTACCAGACTGTAAACCATCCTTCACTGCAAAGTTAGTTGTTTTTGTATAGTTTGCCATTAGATAGTTCTCCCTACAATAGCCTGTGCTGTTATTCTTTGAATTGAAATAGGAGAACCGTTTACAGTAGCTTCAACACCTAGTTGAATAACTGCTCCTCCTCCACTTGCATTTACATTAGGTCTGTTTACCAATACACCTGCATTGAACTCACCTTCATTATATTCTGCTATGTTGTACTCTGATATAACCTGTGTAGTTAATGTAAACTTTTTCTTCTTATAAGCATAGCTGTAATCATAACCCCAGTTAAGAGTGATGTCTGTAGCAGAACCACCAATTACTGTAATCTTTAATGTCTTTAACAGCTTGAGGTTAGAAGGTGCTCCAAAGTCTAAATAGTTAGTAAAGTAAGATAAAGGATAACCTACATCGTTATCTACATAACCATTATATAAAGCAATACCATTATCTTTACCTAGTAACAGTTTACCATTTCTAGTTCTTAGCATACAGTTAGGAGAGATACTAGACCAAACAGTTGCTCTGTAAGCTCCATTCTGTAAAGGTGTTCTAGTATCAAAACAGAATGTACTACCTGATGATGGTATATTAACTAAGTAAAAAGCTTCTTCAGGTGAGTAAACAGCCTTGATACCATTAGTACCTTGTCCTAAGAAACCTGTAAGATAAGAACGAATATTAATACTTACATCAGTGATAGGGATAGACTTTTCTTGGATAGTTCTACTTAAACTACGTAAACCTGTATCACTAAGGAATAATAAATCACCACCAGTACTTTGAACTGTGTCACGAGCTATACAACCAATACCTGCAACTGTATCTGCAATAGACATTGTAGCAGGGTCTTCTGCACCTTGATAAACAAGTATCTGTCTAGTACCAAAGATAATTAAGAAGCCGTTATGAGCTTGTAAAGCTACGATAGTGTCACTACCATCAGGCCATACCTTTGAGATGTCAATAGAACCTGCAGAGCCTGTATCCCACTTTAAACCTGTAAGTAAGTCAGACCAGTAAATAGTAGTTTCATTGTTTGTAGTATTAGCTACCCACATTCTACCAAAAGAAGAGATAGCAATATCACCTTCAGGAACTGTGCCTGAATAGTCTGCATGGTCTTCAATAGCTACAGCAGTAGTTCCATCATAAACTAAAGGTTTAGCACCTTTACGAAACAAGTAATGTTTATTGTTTAAGGTAGCAGCTTGATAGTTACCATCTGTTACCGTATAACCTACAGGTGTAATATCTTCAAGTGTTTCTTCCCCTCTAAAGATATAAGTATCAGAAGAGGATATAATTTCAGTATCACCATCAGTATTTACATATTCACTGATATGAGTGATAAAGTTTGGATTAGTCTCTGTAATATAACTCCAACCCTTACGAGCACCAATACGTCCAAATTGGTCAATAACACAGTTAGTTGCATCTAGTGCAAACTGCTCAGACAATGCTGTAGGAGAGTCCTCAGTGTTTAAACCGTAGAACCCTGGAGCTTGTATAGAGATACTTTGTAAAGGAGAGGCCATGTTAAACAGTTTCCCATATTAAGTCTTCTGGATGATGTGCAGCATCTAGAGAGATAGCAGTAGCTAAGTCATTCTGTGCAAACAGTGCTTGTTCAGATACTGACTGTCCACCTGTCTCACCACGTTCACGTAGAGCATAAGCATAAGCCCATTGAACAATAGGGTTAGTAGGTATTAGCACTTCATCTGTATCTTCTGTTAATAAACCTGTACGCTTGATACCATATACAGATAACTCTTTAGCTGAGTTAGGTGTTTGATATAAACGAATACGTAAGTCACCATTAGAATCTAAACTATCAATACAATAATAAATAGGTGTACCAAGTGCAGAGTCTGTACCTAAGTCTAACTGTCTAATGCGTTTTAAGCTCTCTAAGCGTACCACACAGTTGTCTGTTTCATTATGTACTGTGATTACCTTACTTCTATCTTTAAAGCCCGTGAGGGTGTATAGATTTTGTCCTGAGACTGTTGTAATAGGTACTTCTGTATATAACCCTGTCCAATCCCAAGAGTCTTCTGCAAGTCTTTTAGCATCGTTTACAAAGTCACCAATCATTTTACTGTACTCAGATTCACTTACAAAAGATACTTCATCTTCTCGTAAGCGTCTTAACACAGCATTTACTAATTCTAAATATGTCATAATATATCTCTTAAAATTTTGTACCTAAAACAGCTTTAGATAGAGGTGTACCTTGTTCTTGTAGTAGAGGGTTATCAGTGCTTCTTTTAGGACTTAGTATATCTTCTTCTTCATCTTCTGGAATACCTACACCGCCTTCTTGTTGTAAAGCTAGTTGAGCTGCTAAACCAATAGCAGGTAAAGGAATACCTTCTAAGTTTAGTTTTCCAATATCTACACCAAAGTCTTTAGCTTCTCCTAAACCCATGTCTAATGAGCCAAACTCAACACCTTCCCAATCTAGCTTACCTAAGTCTACACCAAAGTCCATATTTAGTTCTGGTATAGAGTAGTTACCTAATAAGTCAATAGTAGGTAAGTCTATTTTACCAATAAAGTCATTGATGTCTACACCAAAGTCTGAGATACCTGTTACACCACTTAGTACATCTAACTTAGGTAATTGTCCACCTTTATCATAATAAGTCTGTGCAGAGTTTAAGATAGCTTCATCATTAGATAAACCTTCTGCTTTAGAAACTACACCTTCAATACCAGCATAACCTAAAGCTTGCATACTAGGGTCATCAGAGCCTACATAACCTACAATGTCATCACCAAACTGATTACCTAAGATACGCTGTGTAGAATCACCTGCTACATAGTCTGCTGCAGCTTGGTTAATATCCATACGTTCATCTAAGAATTGATAAGCATCTTCACCAAAGGTAGTTTTAATGTTATCTTTAACTACAGCATCAAGGCCAAGCTCTTTAGCAAAATCAGCTCCATAAGAACCTGCTAATGCTTCTAAAGGTGAAGCACCATCTCCAATCTTAGCACCAACTTCTAAAGCTTTAACTACTTCAGGGTTTACATCAATAAAACCTGTATCAGTACCTAGTGCAGTACCAAAACTGATAGCTTCTTCTAAAGTAATCTTACCATCGTTTGCAGCAGCATAAGCATTTAGATAAGGAGCTGCAGGTGGATAGACTACAGAAACAATAGCTCTAACATAAGGGTTTCTTGCTATATCTCCAATATCATCTACTGTCTTACCTACACCTTCTGCTAGGTCTCCTAGAGACTTCTCAACACCTTCAATAACATCATCAGCAGTCTTACTAAACCCTTCTAAGATATCTCCACCAGTCTTCTCAACACCTTCTACAATATCATCAAATGTTTTGGTAAGACCTTCCCCAATATCATTAGTCAGTGGGTCAAAGTTAAGGATACTGTTCTTAGTGTCACCTATATCAAGCGGACCAAGTTTAATCCCCATTATTACCTTCCTTTATATACTTGTTGTCTTTTTGTATAAAACCTAACCTAAGCAACAAGTCAGAGACTCTATCGACATCCTCATGGAATTTAGGCATAAAGTTTACTTCTGTTTCTAATGTTACTTTAGAGTTTCTAATAACTTCTAATAGTTTACGTTGATGTTCAAATGAATACACAGTTTTAGAAGACTTTGTTAATAACAAGTGATTACCATTATCTAGTGGTACTAACAGGATTACATAGTCTTTACCTACTTCAATCTTATCTGCTACTGTAACATACCTAAAAAAGGCTACACTATCTAAATCAGGCCTATCCTGTAACACAGATAAAATACTCATTTAACCACCTTTAACAATATCATTGTATTCAATAAGAGATAAAACAAGAGTGATAGAATCATTATGGCTAGAAGATACTAATACTTTATCCCCTTCAGCTAACATAACAAACTCATTCTCTCCACCACCTATTTTAAAGAACTCTTTAGAAGATAGTGTATAACCATCAAATAAAGTAAGAGTAGTTGAAGTAGCACTGTTGTAAACTTTAACAGTAAAGTCAGTTGTAGAACCTGAAATATTAGTAGCATATAACATAGCCCATTGTGACTTCTTACCTAGTGGTACTTCGTAAAGAGTTTCTTCTGTAGTTGTTAGTGTATCTGCAAATGTCTTCTTAATCATCTTTTTAACTCCTGTATAGGAATATTATAGCATACTTTTTGTTATTTGTCAACAAATTTAATATGTCCATATAACTGGTGTGGTATTACGTGTATCTACATGGATAAAGTTCTTAGCAATACCAATACCTGTAAATCCTAATTCTAAAGCGTGTTCAATGATGATG